GGATAGCCATACTTATATCTTATAAATCTTTTATAGCCCATTTAATCTCCTTGGTTTATAGTGATACTAGAATTTCCTCCTCCGTTAATGACAAGTTGTGTTCCCTTTCCATTCTGGACTAAGAGTACTGTGTACCCTCCATCCCTATCTAAATCTAAACGCACAGTATCTTCTAAAACTTTATAGAAAGTTAGCACATTGTCTGTTAAGAAAGTATTTATTTGTGTGTTAGAATCAAAGCCCAACTGAGTACCCTTTAAGTTTATATCTGTTCGTAGTAAAGATTCTGTTTGGTCTAGCTCGTTTACATCTTCTATAATATCTAGTAAGTCTTCAAGAAAATTAACATCAAGATAATTAACATCTAATTCTGTAAACTCTAAATCATCTTCAGCTAAATAGTCTATTTCTAAATCATCAAACTCAAGGAAGTCAACATCCAAAACATTAGTATTACTAGTTCCATCTTGTCCCTCATTTTGTTTTACTTCCCTTGGTGCATTTACTATTAACATGTTATCAATTAACTCAAGTGTTAAGTCAAGGATAACAGGGTTGGTTGGTTTGGCTTCATACATAGAAACCGTAGTAGCTTGGTAAGGTTTGTTAAGAACCACTTGTCCCATAGCTGTTGCAACAACAATCTCTCCACTTGGAAGACCGTCATCGTCTGGTAATAATATAACTAAACTCCTACCTATTTCATCTACAGTTACAGTAAAATCAGTACCACGAATACCTATCGTAGCACTGGGAGTTTTTATAAATATATTTTGTTTGTCTACAGTTGCTAGTTTTCCTGTGATAAATCTTGCAGTACCACTAGCAAACTCTAGAGCCATCTTCGATTTGGAAGGGTCAGGGTCATATATAAACTCATCTATGATAAGTTCAGAGTGTTCAGTCAATCTAACCTGACTGTCATCTAAAAAAGTAATGCCCATTCTTCCATTAGAAGTTTGAACATTATCATAACTATTTATATCAAGAGCTAAAGAAGCTATATAATCTTTATCCCTTACTACCCTGCCCGACCCTTTAAGTTCTGTTATGTTGCCTATATTAGCAACCGACTGAACTGCCGCCATCGTTTTGAATGATACAGACAGTACCACCAGAACCAGTACTAAGTATTTTAAGCCAGTCATTATCATTGGTACTCATTTGATTGATGTTAAAAGTTCTACTACTACCTGTTTGGTCAAGGTAGAAATACCCTCCTGCATAACCTTGCCCATCAAAGTTTACAGTGTTAGAATCTCCATCAATATCCATGTAGTTTGTTGCTCCATCATAATCTATATCAGCATTAATAGTGTTACTATCACCATTAATAATCCAATCTAAATCAGTATTACTTGACATAGAAGCTGTTGCTAGGTCTAGCGTAAATGTATTACTACTACCTGTAGCTTGCACATTTACATTTGAACCATCTGCTCCATATGTATTAGAAGGGTCTACTTGAATAGTAAACGCATTACTGCTACCATCAAAATTAAAATACCCTGTAAAGTTATCAGCCCATATATCACCTAGAAAGGAGTTAGTATCTCCTATTTGATTTACGTCAAGCGTCATTGTACTACCGTCTAAATCGAAAGGAGTCATTGAACCTGCGGAAGATAGTAATCCCCCTATCAAGTTAGCTGAACCCAACTGTTCTAAATCTAGATTAGCAGTAGCTCCACTCTGCTCTACAAAAATCTCGTTGTCTGCGGCAAAAGTAAGTGACGACATTATGCCTAATATTATTATTATTATTTTATTCATATTCCCAATAGCCTCTATCTATTCCTATATGTATTATATTTAAAACCCCAGTCTCTATTGCCTTTTGTAAAGCTATAGAAACACTTTCATTCTCAGCAACACCCCCTTCTATTTCTACTAGTTCAGTACCAGTTTCAATAAAACGAAATATATCTTGAGAAATGCTTGTGGATAAAATACTTTTAGATACTAAAGTTTCTGTAAGTACTTCACCAGTTGATACCGAGACTAATCTTAAGGATATGGTTACAGTATCTTCTCTATAAGATTTACTATTTCCAATCCCTAAGTACCTAGCTCCGATACCTCCAGATTGCAGATTAGCCTCGTAACTAATCACGCCCCCTTGAACTAAAAGCCCTGCAAATAGTAAGGGCTTTAACTTATTATCTTCTTCAAATTCTTTACGAGTGCTTCTAATAAGTTGTCGTTCTTTTGTAAGGTCATCAAGACCTACACGTTCTACGACCCTAAAGAAATTACCGTTAGCTGTATGCTTAAAAGCCCTAATTAAAAATGCTTCAGGTGCTTGCGTAACTGCTGTACTAAACAAAGCAAACGTGCTGTTGCTTCTTCGTTGCCCTGTTAAGTCTTTAAAACTATTAGGGTATACAGCTATGGTAGGTTTATTCTTAGCGGCAGGTAGATTCTTTAATACTGTGGATTGTAAATCTAGGGTTGAGGTGGGTTGTATTTTCTTGGTTAAAAATAAATCGTCATTAGCCTCAAAGACTGCACAACTAGAAAGTAAAAGTACCGATAGGCAAAGTAATAGTCGTAGTTTCTCCATTTGAATCCGTTATCGTTAATGTTATATATACACCGTCACTTGAATAAGTAATGGTATTACCTTCTAATTCTATAGTCCCCTCTGTGCTAGGATTTTCTCCGAATAAATTTTCAACTAACTGTCGTGATAACTGTGCATAAATTCTAGACTCCAAGTTACGTACAAACCTAGCAAGTGTAGTGTTCTCTTTGTCCCTAGCAATCTCATCTTGTAAAGCTTTTAGCTCTGCCTTAAGACTAAGCTTTCTTGAATGCTCTTGGTTCTCTATTGTTAAATAATGTGAGCTAGTATTGTTGCCATTAAAACTAGGGCTTTTAAATTTAAATACTACCTCATCAGCCAGTGTATATCCTGACCAAAAAACTACCGACATAGACCAAAAGAAAATACAGAACATACAATTACGTTCTGTCTTATGGCTTCTGAATGTGGGCTTTAACTTCAATTTCATTTCTAATCTTTCCTCTGGTCTTCTCTATCAGCTTTCGCTATTTCTTCTGGGTTAATTAAGTTGGGTACTCCTAGTAATGTTTTAAGTAGTACATCTTGGCGTATGGATTGATTATCTAAAGCCCTTACTCTGTCGATTAACGACACAATAATACCATACTGGCTGTCGAGTTTTGTAGATACTCTTTCTTCCATAGTATCTAAACTTGTTTGAACTTTGTCATCTAGCGTGTCTAACTTAGTTTCCATGCCGTCAATAATTCTGTTAATTAATTTCGACACGAACCAGCCTAAACCCATTGCGGCGGCAATAGGGAATCCGACTTCTGTTATAAATGTTACTGCTTCAGACATTATTCTTTAGAGGTATGTGATGCTCCAAAATAAAAACTAATAACCGCACTAGCTAATCCACCAAGATAACCTAGTACTAAGTTAATAAGAGCTTCGGAGTTTTGTTCTGGGGGTTGTAAAGTAACAAGGAATATATATCCCATGAATCCTCCTACAACTGTAATGCCCATTATCCGAGCTGTCCAATCCTTTGAAAACTTTCCACGAGCATCCTGCTTGTCTTCAGTTTCTAATTTAAATACATCTACGTCCAGTTCTTTCATCTGGATTTCAAAAGCATTTTCAGCTTTCTTAAGTTCTAGCATTTGTTCAGGCGTTGCTTCTGCTACAGCCTTCTCAATTGCCTTGGGGGTGTTAGGACAACCGAGTACATCAGCTATCATGTTTGCCGCCATACCACCCATAGGACCACCTAACGCAGTCCCTAATGTAGGAGCTACTGCTCCCACTATGTTCTTCAATAAGTTTTTCATTCGGCTACTCCCAGTACCATTAATTGTAATTCTCTACTACGTCCACCGACTTGATTAAACCAACGACTGTCTTCCATTTCAACAGCCATCTGTTTCCAATCTCCTTCCTTACAAGCCTTAAACATATTCTTAAACTTTGCAAGTCTTGTGCCACCTAAGTTAAAACACATGTTGACTAAGACATGTTGTATTGGCTCTGGTAATCTATTAAAAGAAGGTACAGTACCATAGATATGTATTGTTTCTTTATAATGTTTATCAAAGTCATCTGCGAAATATAAGTCTACTACTTCTTGTGTTACAGGCTTTCCTACTTCCCAAGTATATTCAGGGTCTTCTGGTTGACACAAGTGTCCTATGCCTAGAGTTTTATACCCTAAACTATCTTCATAGATTTTTAATACTTCACCTTCGTGTCTTGTTATTTGTTGTTTACATTCTTCTATATTCATAATCCTAGTCCTTTCATTTGAGATTTTAACTCTCTATCTTCCAAATCTTGTACTGCTTCTGAGGATGCGTTAAACGGTAATCCTGTTTGCCTGTTAATCATTTCGTCTGGTTCGTCTTTTACATTAGGTACATTAGTAACGATACCACCTCTTGCATATTGTTTAGCTTTATACTTTTTAGTTTTAGTAGTTGTACCTCTTGCAAAACTTCTCATGTCTTTACGGATATCAGGCGGTATTAAACCATAGCCTGGGACATTAGTAATTATTATTTCTGGTATATTTTTTCTGTATAGTATACCATCAATAAAGTCTTGAGGCAATGGACCTGCAAAAGTTTTTAATACTGATGTCAAATCTCCTGCATTTCTGTCATATTCACTAT